CCAAGGCCCCAAGACACGCGCTCACCAACGCAACATGTTGCGCCCAGGTGATGACGATATTCAAAACGCCCTTGTAAAATGAGGGCAATTGACATGGAGCAAGCGATGGCGTTTGACGATACGAATTTCGATCCCGTAAAGTACGGTGTCCTCTGGGAGCGCGTCCAGGTAATGGACAAGAAGATGGACAAGATGGAACGCCAGCTTGAGGAACTTGTCGGCTTGGCCAACAAATCCAAAGGCGGGTTTTGGATGGGCATGATGATTGCCTCCGGTATCGGGGGCATTTTTGGCTGGATCACCAGTCACTTGAAAGGCTGACATGAAAGATTACATCCTCAACCGTGCCAAAGAGCCATCGACCTGGCGTGGCCTAGTTCTCCTGTTGACCGCCATCGGCATCCCAGTGGCCCCTCAAATGGCTGACGCCATCATCACCCTCGGTCTGGCCATCGCTGGCCTTGTCGGCGTGGCAACGCCTGACGAATGAACATCACACCCCACTTCACCCTCGACGAGTTGACGTTTACGGACCACCGTGAGTTCGACAACACACCTGGCCCAGTAGAGTTGGAAAACCTCAAACGGTTAGCCGACTTGCTGGAGCAGGTGCGAGTGGTGATCGGCAAGAAGCCGATCATGGTGAACAGCGCCTACCGCAGCAAGAAGGTCAACGATGCCGTGGGGTCCAAGGACACCAGCCAGCACCGCCTCGGGTGCGCTGCTGACATCCGTGTGCCAGGCATGACCCCTGACCAGATCGTCAAGCTGGTCAGGTTGTCAGGGATCAACTTTGACCAGATCATTCGCGAGTTTGATCGGTGGACGCACATCAGTGTGCCAAACACAATCGACACACCTGCCCGCAGGCAGGCGCTGATCATCGACAAATCAGGCCCTCGACTTTACCTTTGATGGTCTAGGGCAGTCTTCTGGTGGTACTACGACACACCACACTGCGGTGTACATACCCAAGCCCGGCCTTGTCCACCGATCAATGTAGGCATCGGGCATCTGTTTGAGTGCGGTGCGAATGGCGTTTGACTTTTCCACTCTCAAGATCAACGCCAATTCATCCACCGTCATGCCGTCAGCGTGCTCACGCAACAATGCGCGAATGTCGGGATGCTTTGATTTGCTCACACGAACTCCCGCAGGTTTGGTGGCTTCCAGCCTTCGGGCTTGCCGATCTTGCCGCCATCGAGGATCACGGGCTTGCCGTCCACGAGCTTGGCATCATTGCTGGCCAGGACCGCCTGATCTGCGGCATCCTTGTCAAACCCTGCCATGTAGGACACGCCGTCACCAGTGACCTGGATGTCGCAACGGGCATCCAGTGCATCGGCACGCAGGTGGGTGGGGATGTAGACCGACTGCTCACGGCGCTTGAGCTTGCTGGCAAACCACTCGAGGTCGATGCGGGTGCGCTCCAGCAACTTGGCATACCCTTCGCTGTCCGTGCGCAGGGTCTTGAGGAACTCGCAGTATTCCTCAATGTCACATCCGATCTGGACGCTCAGGTTCTCGGGTGTTGGCTCTTTGCCACAGGCCTTGAGCCACTCGGCAGTACGTTGAAAATTGGATGTCATAGGTTCACCTGTTTGAGTGCAGCTTGCAGACCTTCAAGGCCTCCGACACGCTGTTGGTTGATGAAAATTTGAGGCATTTGGCGAATGTCTGGATACAGCATGGAGAATGCCATACGCTCACCAGGATCGTCCATGCTTCGCTCAACATAACTGAGCTTCTTGCTTTCCAGCAATGCCTTTGCACGCTCACAGTTGGGGCACGCGCTCTTGGTGTAGATGACGATGTTCATTCCAGCCCCTTGATGTACGCAGTCAAGCGTTTGATCTGTTGTTCGCGGAACTTGCACATGGACTCAGCGTATTCGCGTGTTGTCTGCGACTCGAGGAGCTGGCGCTTGGCGTCCTCAAGTTCACGCAGGGCAATGGCTTCCGCGCTTGGTGTGGTCCACAATTTTTTCAGTTGGTCGATCATTACATTTACTCCAGTTGTTGGTGTTGCACAGTGTATCACACATTTTTGGACATGCGGTATTGTTTTACAGCGTTGCGCAATTCAGCCTGCGTTGTTGCCTTCTCGTCAAGTGCCAATACCTGCGCCTGATCCAGTGTGGCCTGGCACATGATGCGGTGGCAGATCACCGGCACCCCTTGACCCTGGCGGCGCACACGGGCGTTGAACTGATCGTACAAATCAAGTGACCAGTTGAGGCCATACCACACGAGGATGTGGCCATTCTTCTGAAGGCCGTCGATCCCGTGACCCATCGACGCAGGATGGCCGATCATCAGTTGGCAATCGCCCGTCTTCCAGCGATGCATGGCGTTGGTCAAAGATGCCTCGCTCTTGCACTCGGTCAGGTTGATCGGATCAAGGTGCTTGAATTTCTCCATGATCCTAGCAGCGTCTGACCGGTAGGCATAGGCGCACAGGATCGGTGAGCCGTTGGCCTCGTCGATGATGTCCTCAAGGGCTTGCAGCTTCAGGTCATGCACCGGCTCCCACAGGGGCATGCCTGCCACGGGGTACATGGCACCGTTGGAGAACTGGAGACACTTGTTGGTCAGTGATGCCTGATTGAACGCTTCGACCGTGGTGCCGCTGTCGAGCTGGATGAAGAACTCCTTTTCCATCTTCTCGTACTTGACCCGCAGGTCATCGGGCATCTCAATCTCGATGTTGTTGACCATGAGGTCGGGCAGCGGGTTGTAGTCCTCTGCGCTCATCTCAAGCGTGATGTCGCCGATCAGCTTCTTGATGGTGTCCTCGGTGTCGTCATAGGGCAGCTCTTTGTACGGACCCACCTTGCGATAGAACCGTGTCTTGAACTGGGTCTTGCTGGTGCCCAAGCGCTCACCCCTGTCCACCACCAAGAACTGGCCATGCAGATCCTTGTAGCCATTGCTGGCAGGGGTGCCGGTGAGGCCCGTGGTCCAGTCGAACTTGTCCAAGATCTTCTTGACGGCTTTGACCCTGTTGGTCGCTGAATTCTTGCACTTGCTGATCTCGTCCCAGACCACACCGTTGAACGGCATGGGCTTGTCCTTCTTGACGAAGTAGGTCTGGAGAGTCTCGGCCAGCCAGCCCAGGTTCTCGTAGTTGATCATGTACACGTCAGCAGGACGCAGCAGGGCACGGGTGCGCTGGTCCTTGGTGCCCGTGATCATGCTGAACCGCAGGTGCTTGGTGTGCTCCCACTTCGCAGCCTCTTGACGCCACACCAGTCGAATGACTCGAATGGGGGCCACGATGATCACGCCGCGCAGGAACTGGGTGCGGATCAGGTGGGCCAGGCTGGTCAACGTGATCACGGTCTTGCCCAGCCCCATGTCGAGCCACAGCATCGAGTTGGGGTGGGTGCATTGGAAGTTGACGGCTTTTTGTTGGTAGCCGTGGAGCAGGTCAGGTGTCAGCATCCCATCACCATTACATCAATCATCAATTTACCTTCGGTTACGTTGTCGATCACAAAGACGTTGACCATCTGCTGGCGCAGCCTGTCGTGCTCACGATACTGCGCTGGCGTGGGCACCTCACCCTCGCGCTTGAACTCGCAGAACCACATGCGCCCATCAGGTCCGATAAACAGACGGTCGGGCACAGCGGCACGGGCAGGGCTGGTGAACTTGTACGCCAGCACACCTTTGGTCTTGGCGTAGTCGCAGACCTTGGCTTCAATCTGTTTTTCCAGCATCACCGCACCCCACGATCATCAAGCCACAACATGAACAGCAGACAGCACCCCGCATGAGCCAGATGATGCAGGCCACTTTCAGGGTCTTTGGTTTCACCGGCACGCCAAGCGTGAACATGGCGCATCAGCGCATCGTAGTAACGCTCTGGGCCACGATCAACATGCTGCCAGTTGTTCTCTTTGTACTTGGCAGCGCCGAACTCCAGCACCGCGATGATTTGCTGCACGGTGCCCGAAGGAAGCAGGCTCCAGCGATGCTTCGCATTGTCAAACTTCATGCCAATCCCAGACATAGCTTCTCCACTTCTCTGATGTAATAGTCAAAGTCCACCGGCAACTTGCCAGCA